TAAAAACATTGCTTGGGACTATCTTTTGCGCTTTTCCAAGCCAGTTATGGCAAAAGCTAACCAATCTGAACTTTGGGTCGAACTCATTAATGGTGCGAGGATTCGATTGTTTGGTGCTGACAATGCTGATTCCCTTCGTGGTCTTTACCTTGATGGCATCGTACTTGATGAATATGCTGATATGCGCCCTCGTATTTGGGGTGAAATTATTAGACCACTCCTCGCAGACAGACTAGGTTGGGCAGTATTTATTGGTACACCAAAGGGTCATAATGCCTTTTGGGATGTGTATAGCAATGCTTTACAGTCACCAGATTGGTACGCCAAAACCCTAAGAGCTAGTAAGACAGGGTTATTGCCGCCGGAAGAATTAGCCGATGCTGCTAAGTCAATGACTCAAGACCAATACTTACAAGAGTTTGAATGTGACTTTGAAAGCGCTATTTTAGGGGCTTATTACGGTAAAGAGATGCGAGCCTTGACCGATGCTGGTCGTATTACAGAGGTAGAGTATGACCCACTATTCCCTGTACATACCGCTTGGGACTTAGGTTACTCAGACGATACAAGCATTTGGTGGTATCAAGTCGTACATGGCGAGATAAGGGTTCTTGACTACCACTCATCCAATGGACAAGCTATTGCTTACTACACAGGGCTAATTCAAGCTAAAGAGCGAGAATACAATTATGTGTATGGTACACATTGGCTACCCCATGACGCTAGAGCAAAGACATTAGCTTCTGGCGGAAAAAGCATCATTGAGCAATTAAGTGTTAAAATTCCTATAGAAAAGATGAAGATTGTCCCAAGTTTATCTTTACAAGACGGAATTCAAGCAAGTAGGCTTGCATTACTGCGTTGTTGGTTCGATACAAAGTGTGACGATGGCATTGAATGTTTAAGGCAATATCAGCGTGAATACGATGAAGATAAGAAAGTATTTAGGGATAGACCTAGGCACGATTGGACGAGTCATGGTAGTGACGCATTTCGCATGATGAGCATTGCCTGGCGTGAAGAAGAAAAAGCATTGCCCAAAGATGATGCAATCAGAGGGTTATTAGTAGGACAAACTAATGTAACGCTGAACGAGATGTGGAAGTCAAACCCAACTCGCTCAAGAGGGAGATATTAATGACGCATACATACGAGAAATGGTACAACACCATTATGGGTTACGAGAGAACCTATAAGAAATGGGAAGGCCGTACTGACCGTATTATCCGCAGATACAAAGACGATAGCCGTTTTCAAAACAACCCTAATGCTCGCTTTAATATCCTCTTTTCTAATGTCCAGACTATCCAGCCAGCTATCTTTGCTAGACTGCCGCGCCCAGATGTAAGCCGTAGATTCCGTGATAACGACCCTATTGGTCGTGTCGCTTCTATGATGCTAGAGCGTGCTTTAGAGTTTGAGCTTGAGCATTATGGTGACTACAAAGCCTCAATGAACTACGCTGTACTTGACCGCTTGCTTGGTGGGCGTGGTACTGCTTGGGTTCGTTATGAGCCACATATTGCTGGTGAAGTAGAGGGTGAGCCTGACGATGGCTACCAAGTTACTGAAGATGCTGATGAAGCTGAAACTCCTGAAGGCATGGGGCTTGAGAACCAAGAGCGCATTGAGTATGAGTGCTGCCCTGTAGATTATGTCCATTGGCGTGACTTTGGTCATACCGTAGCCCGTACATGGGAAGAAGTAACCGCAGTTTGGCGTAAGGTTTACATGAACCGCCCTGCATTAGTAGAGCGTTTCGGTGAAGAAATAGGCGGCAAGATTCCACTAGATACCAAACCTGATGATTTAAAGCGCTCAGAAAAGCCAGTAGAAGGCTCATACGAAGCCTTAGTCTATGAGATTTGGGATAAGGAAACAGGTAAAGTATTATGGATTAGCAAGTCATTAGGCAAGATTCTTGATGAGCGTGATGACCCATTGCAATTAGAAGGATTTTGGCCTTGTCCAAAGCCTTTGTATTCTAATGTTACTACCGATAGCCTAGAGCCAATCCCTGACTTTACGATGTACCAAGACCAAGCCAGAGAGCTTGATACTTTGGCAGACCGTATTGATGGATTGATTAACGCATTGAAAGTGCGTGGCGTTTACGATGCTTCTAACTCTGAACTATCTCGTTTGTTCTCCGAAGGTGAGAATAACGCATTGCTACCAGTTAAGAACTGGGCTGCATTTGCTGAAAAACAAGGCATGAAAGGTGCTATTGACCTAGTTGATATTGCTCCTTTTGCTACTGCTTTAATGTCCTGTTATCAGGCTATGGAGCAAGTTAAGAGCCAAATCTATGAAATCATGGGTATTGCCGATATTCAGCGTGGTCAAACAGACCCTAATGAAACCCTTGGCGCTCAGATTATCAAGTCAAACAATGCTGCTGGTCGATTAAAGACTATGCAACATAATGTGGTGGATTTTGCTACTACATTGCTACGCATCAAAGCACAGATTATCTGTAATCACTTTACCGATGACACATTAATCAAAATCTCTGGCGCATCACAGTTAAGTCCACAAGACCAACAGATGATTCCTCAAGCTCTAGCATTGCTTAGAGATGAGGCTTCAGCTAACTTCCGTATTGAAGTTACTTCTGATTCCATGATTTTCCAAGATGAGGAAGCTGAAAAACAGAACCGTATGGCTTTCTTGCAAGCAGTCGGTGGCTTTATGCAAACCGCATTGCCAGCCGCTTCTGCCCAGCCTGAATTAGCCCCAATGCTCATGGAAATGCTTAAGTTTAGCGTTACCGCATTTAGAGCTGGTAAGCAATTAGAAGGCATTATTGACGAAACAGCAGACCAAATTAGAGAAGTTGCACAGCAATCTAAGGGTCAGCCTAAACCGCCTCCTCCTGAGATTCAGAAGATGCAGATGCAAATCCAAGCCGAACAGCAAAAAATGCAGCAACAAGCTCAGATGGAACAGCAGAAGATGCAGATGCAGAATGAGTTGGAGAAAGCCAAGCAAGAGTACCAGGCTCAAGAGAATCAGCTTAAGTTCCAGTTAGAAGAAAAGCGCAACATGGAAGAAATGAACATGGAAGCGCAACTAACTAAGATGAAACTTGAGATTGACAATAACAAGTCTATTCTCCTAGCTTACTTAGACAATTCGACTAAAATAGAAACTGCTCGAATTAGTGCTGGCTTGACCGATGGTTCAGAAGCCTACATTGAAGCAGTTGACCAAGCTCGCAACCTACAAGATACGATGGGATTCTCACAAATGGCAAATCATCCACTACAACCAGCAATGGAAAATATGCAGCAAACCAATGCTCAGTTAACTCAAATGGTAGCTGCATTGATGCAAAAGCTATCCCAGCCTAAACAAGTTATCCGTGATGAAAACGGTAAGATTATTGGAGTTAACTAATGGCCTCAAACTTAAAATACTCTAACGGCACTAGAGATGCCCAGCAAACAGGTCTAATTACTTATGCTGGTTCAGGTTCTATTATCCGTTTATATGATGGTACTCAGCCAGCTAATGCCAATACTGCTATATCTACCCAAACCCTATTGGTTAGCCTTACAGTTGCTGGTTCTTTTGGTACAGACTCTAACGGTACTATTACCTTGGGTTCAGTCACAAGCGGTACAGCCGTAGCGTCAAGCACAGCTACTTTTTTCCGCATAGTTAAATCGGATGGCACAACCGTAGTGATGGATGGCTCAGTTGGTACTTCTGGTGCAGATATGAACTTAAACAGCACAACCATAGCTTCAGGTCAAACCGTTGCTATTACTGCTGGTACATTTATTCGTGGCAATAGCTAAAGGCTAATATGGCTCTTATTCTTAAAGACAGAGTACAAGAAACCAGTACAACGACAGGTACAGGGACACTAACCCTTGCTGGCGCTGTTACTCAGTTTCAGACTTTTTCTTCAGCCGTTGGTAATGGCAATACAACTTATTACACTATTTACAATGCTGGCGGTTCTTTATGGGAAGTCGGTCTAGGTACAGTTGGTGCTGGCACTTTAAGCCGTGATACTGTACTTGCATCCAGTAACTCTAATGCCTTGGTTAATTTTACTGGTACTCTTTATGTATTTGGTGACTATCCTGCTGGTAAGTCGGTATATCTTGATGCAATAGGAACGGCAACAGTTCCTCAATTAGCTACAAGCTCTACTACCAGTACAACGCCTGTATTAAGTTTTAATGCTTCTAATTCAGGATTTGCTTCAGGCGCAACAATATCAGGCAGTTACTTGCAATCTATTTTGCAAAACAAATCAGGTACTGCTGGCGCATCTACAAATTATGTATTAAGTAATGATTTAGGCACAGACTCAACTTATTACGGTGAGTTTGGTATGAATTCATCTGTTTATAGTGCAGGAACTCCTGCTGACTTCTTTAGTCTTAATAATGGTATTTATTATTCAGGCCACGATGGTGATGTAACTTTAGGTTCAGGCAATGGTAAAAATACTTATTTAGCTTGGGGTTCTTCAGGTCAATCAGCCCATGTTATTAATGCTACAGGTTCTATTGGTTTAAATACCAACATTACTGGAACATCTAACTTTGGTACAAGCGGTCAAGTTTTAACTTCTGCTGGTAATGCGGCATCTCCTACTTGGACTACCCCAACAACAGGAACAGTAACTAGCGTTACAGGCACAGCACCAGTAGTATCAAGCGGTGGCAATACTCCTGCTATTAGTATGCCTGCCGCTACTACAAGTGTAAGTGGTTACCTTACAAGCACAGATTGGAATACATTTAACGGTAAAGGTAGCGGAACAGTAACTAGCGTTGCTGCAACAGTTCCTTCTATTTTGTCTATTTCAGGCTCACCAATTACTTCTAGCGGTACTTTAGCTATAACTTATAGCGGTACAGCATTACCAATTGCTAACGGTGGTACAAACTCTACTGCTACGCCTACGGCTGGTGGCGCAGGGTATGGTACTGGTACGGCTCATGCTTATACTGCCGCAGGAACAACTGGTCAAGTATTAATAAGTAATGGTGCTTCTGCTCCTGCATATACTGCCAATCTTGTTGTTGCATCAAATAATGTAGATGCCAGTGCAAATACTGGTGGTTTTATTCCGCCTACAGGAACTACCGCACAACGCCCAAGCAGTCCTATAGCTGGAACAACTAGATACAACACAACATTAAATCAATATGAAGTCTATAGCGGAATTTCTTGGATAGGACTTTCTTCACAAACATA